ACATTCGTAATTTGCATAACATTATATTTGCTAGTCCTTCAAAATCTAAAATAAGAAACTTACAGTCTATTGGTCGTGGCTTACGTAAGTCAGAAAGCAAAGATACTGCAACACTTTATGATATTAGTGATGATTTAGTTTGGAAGTCAAAAAAGAATTTTACCATCCAGCATTTTGCTGAGCGTGTGAGAATATACAATGAAGAGAAATTTGATTACAAGATTTACAAAGTTAATTTAAAGGTATAATGATGGATAAACCAAAAAGAAAAGTGCATTACGTAAATAATAAAGATCTTTACGCCGCGATGGTTACGTATAAAGAAAAGATGGAAAAAGCGCAAGCTGAAGGACGACCACTACCAAAAGTTCCTGATTATGTTGGTATGTGTTTTCTAAAGATTTGCAACAAGTTAGCAACAAAACCAAACTTTGCAGGTTACTCTTATCGAGATGAAATGATTGCTGATGGTATAGAGAATTGCGTATCAGCTGCTCATTCTTTCGATCCATCTAAGTCAAACAATCCTTTTGCTTACTTTACTCAGATTGCTTGGAATGCTTTTATCAGAAGAATTGCTAAAGAGAAGAAACAGTCATATATTAAGCATAAGAATTTCATTCATAGCAATCTGATGGATGGTCTTAATGAAGAAGTTAATATGACAGGAACTCCTATCCACAACGAATACTCTGATGAGATCATAAAAAACTTTGAAGAGAAGTTGACTAAAGTGGCAAAAAAGGGTAAGATAGGTCTTGAAAAATTCGTAGAGGATGACATTGAAGATAGCTCTGATAACTGATACACACTGGGGCGTGCGTAATGATCACGTCGCCTTTCTTGATAATAGCAAAAAGTTCCTAGATGAACTTTTCTTTCCTTATTTGGCAGAAAATGAAATTAGTCATATTACTCATCTTGGCGACATCGTTGATCGGCGTAAGTATATTAACTTTAACACTGCTTTACGTCTTAGAGAAGATTTTCTCGATCCCTTGCTTAAACGAAACATCAGTCTTCATATCATTGCTGGTAATCATGACACTTACTTTAAAAACACTAACAGGGTTAATGCACTCCACGAGCTTATCGAAGGAAAGTACTCAAACGTCACAACCTTCATTGAACCAACAGTCGTCCAATTAGGCGACTTAGATATTCTCTACTTACCATGGATATGCGATGAAAACAGAAAACAAACTATGGAACTCATTCGAAATGCGAGCGCTCAGATTGCGATGGGTCATCTTGAGCTCGCTGGCTTTGAAATGTATCGTGGATCTATGGTCAGCCATGGAGATAATGTTCGTGACTTTGAGAAATTTGATATGGTTATGTCTGGTCATTATCATCATCGTTCCTCCGATGGGCATATATTTTATTTGGGTAGTCATGCTGAATTTACTTGGTCTGACTACGACGATCAAAAAGGGTTCCACGTCTTCGACACCAAAACAAGACAGTTGACTTTTATCAAAAATCCATATAGAATGTTCAATAAGGTTTGGTACAATGATGCCGAATCTAATCCTGAAGATATTGATGTAACAAAGTATGCGGGTCAGTTTCTAAAAGTTATTGTTACAACTAAGAACGATCCGTATCGCTTTGATCGATTCGTTGATCGTTTGCAAAAAGTTGCGCTTGATATTCAGATCGTTGAGGATCATCTCAATATGAATATGGAAGATGATACTGATATTGTAAAAGAAGCAGAGTCAACTATTGACATCTTCAAACATCATATCGAACAAATAAACATTCAGAACTTGGATAAAGTTCGCTTACAAAAGACAATCGTTGAATTATATCAGGAAGCACTGACAATAGAATGATTTTATTTAAAAAGTTGCGCTGGAAGAATTTCTTATCAACTGGAAATATCTTTACAGAAATAGATCTTAACAACCATAACACTACACTTATTGTTGGCGAAAATGGAGCTGGTAAATCAACTATGCTCGATGCGCTGACATTTGCGTTGTTTGGTAAGGCATTCCGTAGTGTTAAGAAAAATCAGCTGATCAATTCTATCACGCAAAAAGGTATGGTTGTAGAAGTCGAATTTGATATTGGTGTCAACAGATATAAGATTGTTCGTGGCGCTAAACCAACATTGTTTGAAGTTTATCAGAACGATGAGTTGATAAATCAATCGGCTGAAATGCGCGACTATCAAGAACATCTTGAACGTAACATTCTTAAGTTGAACCTGAAGTCATTCTGTCAGGTTGTTGTTCTTGGTTCTGCATCGTTTGTTCCATTTATGCAGTTGTCTGCTTCTCAGCGTAGAGAAGTTATTGAAGACTTGCTTGACCTTCAAATCTTTACAACAATGAATAGTCTATTGAAAGATAAGGTTGCGAACAACAACGAAGTCCTAGATCAAATTGCCAATGATCAGAAAGTTGTTACTGAAAAGATTAAGTTGGTCAAAGAACATCTATTAGAAAAACAGAACAACAACGAAAAGATCGTTGCTGAAAAAGTAAATGTTATTGAAGACACAAAAGATAAGATTGATGCTCTTGCTGTAAAGCTTACTGATGTAATGAATCAGGCGATGGAGCTGAATAAGAAAACAGTCAAGAAAGATGAAGTAACAAAGCTTATACAGAAGATGACAAAGTACCGTCATCAGATCGAAGCAAAGGTTGCTCTTATCAATCAGGATGTCGAGTTCTTCAAGAATCACGATCATTGTCCAACTTGCACTCAGGTTATAGATGAAGATCTAAAGACGCAAAAGTTAGAACATAAAAAAACAGAACTCAACGAGATCAATAATAATTTAGAACTGTTGACTAAGAAATTTGATGAAGCGCAAACAGAGCTTGATGAGATTATGCAGCACAGTGCAACTATTTCTCAACTGACTCTAGAAAAAGTCCAGATCGAAAGTCAGATCAGTTCTCTTAACAAATATGTAAAGCAGCTTGAACGTGAGATCAATCACATCAATCAACTTCAAGAAGCAGATGAAGATAGTAAGATGGAAGATCTTGAAGCAGAAATGGCTGTTGTTGCTGAACGATATAATGAAGCAATGGACGAGAAGTTAATTTATACCGCAGCTTCTATGTTACTGAAAGATGGTGGTATCAAGTCGAGGATTATTAAGCAGTATGTTCCAGTTATTAACAAGCTTATCAGTAAGTATCTCAGCGCTATGGATTTCTTTGTACAGTTTGAACTTGATGAAGAGTTCAATGAAACAATCAAGTCAAGGTTCAGAGACGAATTCAGCTACGCTTCATTCTCCGAAGGCGAGAAAATGCGAATCAATCTTGCTATACTATTTACATGGCGTAGTGTTGCTAAACTTCGTAATTCTGTTAGCACTAATCTACTCATTATGGACGAAGTGATGGATAGTTCTCTTGATGCTAATGGCACAGAGGAGTTTTTAAAGATACTACATAACTTGACGCAAGACACAAACACTTTCATCATCTCTCATAAAACTGATCAGTTGTATGATAAGTTTGCGAATGTGATTCGTTTCGAAAAGAAGCAGAACTTCTCTAAGGTGGCATAATGTTTAAAACATTGGTTGTTGATAATGTTGTAGATATCGAAGTGCAAAGATATCTAAAAGATAACATTATGCAAACTGCGCAGTGGAAGTTTCTTAATGATGTAAGCGGAAAAGAAATGCAAACATATCCATCGCATGGTTTTGTTCATCTTATGAAACATCCTGAAATGGATAACCCAGCTGGTTTATATCCACTGATGCAAAATCTTATGCCAGCTATGGAAAAAGCTATTGGCATACCAGTCAACGATCAAACAAACTATCACAATCGTATCTTTTTACAGTTACCATTAGCAGAACAATATAGAAAAGAACACAACGCTATTCACGTTGATCTTCCAGCTGATAAGCCACACATTGCTTGCATCTATTATGTTAATGGTAGTGATGGCGACACTATCATCTATGAAAATACTATTGGTGGTGATATAACTAATCTAGTAGAGCATAAAAGAGTTTCGCCGAAACGTGGGCGTATGGTATTCTTTGATGGCTCTCGTTATCATTGCTCTTCTCAACCAATCGTAAATTACCGCTGTATAATTAACTTCGACATTCTAAAGGATTGACCATGGAACTCGTAAAAGCTGATGACCCTATTTTAAAAACAAAATGCGAAAACTTCGATTTTCAAGATCCGCAGGTTGATCCAATTCAACTAGCTCAAGAGATGGTTAAGTTTGTTTATGATAACAATGGCGTAGGAGTTACAGCCAATCAGTTAGGATTACCTCTTCGAGTATTCGCGATGCGCGCATTCCCAGAGAACTTTGTTTGTTTTAATCCGAAAATCGTTCAAGAATCTGAACAAGAAGTTGTTCTCGAAGAAACTAGCCTTACTCATAAAGGTCTTATTGTTAAAGTAAAAAGACCGCAGCATGTTCGAGTTCGATTTACTCTTCCGAATGGTGAAACTCGAACAGATACTTTTACTGGAATATCTGCAAGAATCTTTCAACATTGCCTTGACTTTTTGGATGGAAAAGAGTATTATAATAGGGCAAATGCATACCACAAAGAACAAGCTTTCAAACGTTGGAAAAAATGAACATATTCTATGTAGATCATGACCCTGTCGTTGCTGCTCAATCTCTTGTCGATAAACATGTCGTTAAGATGATTCTCGAGTCAGCTCAACTATTATCTACAGCGCATCGTTATCTCGATGGCGTTGAAGTTGTTGGCACCAGTAAAACTGGTCGTAAAGCTAAACGCTGGGTTCTTAATGACTCTCGCGAAGATGTTTTATATTCAGCAACACATATCAATCATCCGTCAGCTGTTTGGTGTCGCGAGTCAGTAGAAAACTATAACTGGCTTGTAGAACATTTCTTTGCTCTTGGTGAAGAATACACATATCGATACGGCAAGAAACATAAATGTTTTCAGGGTGATCTTGCGTATATGTTACAGTCTCCTCCAAATTCTCTCAAAGTATATGAATGGACTGAGATGCCATCTGCTATGGCTGACGAATATAAAATTAGCAACGATAGCTTGACCAATTATCGGAATTATTATAGAATAGGAAAATCAAGAATGCACAGTTGGAAAAACAGACAAGCTCCGGAGTGGATAAATGGGTAAACATACTTTAACAATGTCAGACGTTCTCGCAATTCAGAACGTACAAAACAAA